AGATGCCCTCAACAAAGTAGGGGATGTCTGATGACTCATCGAACATGTCAAAAATAGTTGATGCGTATTTAGTAGCCACCGAATCGGAGTCTATGTACGCCACCGTCTCTGCGTACTTTAACGCATCTGCAACGACTAGTGGGCGTTGAATTAAAATCTTATAAATGTCTAGACTTGTCCTATCTATATACTCGCCCTGATCCGGGTTGATAGCATCGCAGTCCCATCTGATAGTAAAGGTGGCATTCTTAATCTGCCTATCCGAGTTGAGCATGTATACTAGCGTAGGAATGCTAGTATGGTAGTTTAATGACTCTACGCATGCTTCTAATGTTTCTGCGTATGATTCAGTTGCGTATAATACGTATGCTTGCTTCATAAATCAAAATTAGGTAATATTGTATCAAAACACAATTTAAATGAACATAGAAATTAGTATCGGTGAAGCATTAGATAAGTTATCTATCCTAGGCATTAAGATGGAGAAGATAAAGGACGAAGCTAAGTTAGATAATGTAGCAAAAGAATACTACATGATTCTTGATTTGGTTGACGAAGATATGCTAGAAGACGAATTATATGATAAGTTAAAATATGTCAACAGAAGACTATGGGATATTGAGGATGAGATTAGAGTTTGCGAGAAACATGGAGACTTTAACTTAAATTTTATTAGACTAGCACGTGCTGTGTACCATCGTAACGACGAGCGTGCGGATATTAAAAGACAGATTAATTTAAAATATAACTCCAATCTAATCGAAGAAAAACACTACCAAGCATATTAGTAAAAGAAAATTGTTAATTTTACGGAATAGTTAAATAAAATAAAAATGAAAAAATTAGAAGAACAAGAACTAGAGCGTTTAAACAACGCAACCAAATCACTTCGTGAGGCACGCAATACAATTGCCGATATTGAAATCTCAGCACACCGTTTAGAGTCAAGAAAGAAAGCTGTTCTATTTAATGCAGAACAAGCTGCCGAAGAGTTAAATAACATCCAAGGTGAGCTTCAAGAAAAATACGGAAATGTTCTCATAGATGTTACCACTGGGGAAATTAAAGAAGATAACCATGATAATTCGTAAATTATCTGTTGGCGTTGACTATAAGTCATCGATGAATTATATTACCGGTCAGTCAGTACTGAACGGCAATTATGTTATTCACTTAATTAAGATAACGGATGCTGGCTCCTATCAGATTTTCATTGAACAAAATAAAGAAGTTGTTCTATGGAAAGAGATAGGTAGCACAGTTCCAGTATCGGTAGAGTACAACATAGAATTCTAATATAATGAGATCCCCTTTTTATTTTGTCATCAGCTCGAAAGATGGCAAACGATACGACAATGAGCGTAACGGAATTATCATTTCTACTTCTAAAGAGGACCACCTAGCAACAATGCGTGAGGCTGTTGTCATCTCTACCCCTATTGGCTATGAAGGTCCGATAGAAGAAGGCGATATGGTGCTTGTTCATCACAACACTTTTCGTATTTACTACGACATGCGTGGTAGAGAGAAGTCATCGTGGAATTATTTTATGGATGACTTGTTTTTTATTGATGACCCATATGCCTACAAAAAGACAGGTGGCAGATGGAAAGGAATCGGAAGGTATGTGTTTGTTTCTCCGGTTGAGAACGACTACACTGGCATTACTACTGTAGATGCAGAAAAGCCCCTTGTGGGCACGATAAAGTTTGCAAACGAAGAAGTACTTAGCCTCGGTATAAACGAGGGCGACACGGTCATATTTGAGCCTGAATCAGAGTATCCTTTTTATGTGGATGGAGAGAAAGTTTATCGAATGTACACCAAGAATATAACAATCAAATTAAATGAACAAGATAACGGACTTAAAGAAACGCATAATTGATTCTGGGTATAAAGCCGTTGAAGAATTAATTAAGGTTGCAGAAGAAAAGATTGTCACGCATGCTGAGGATGACCTTAGTGCCGACAAGCTAAAAGCGGCAGCACAAGCTAAAAAATTAGCCATACTTGATGCTTTTGAAATACTAAAACGTATTGAGGAAGAAAGTAATATCATTGAAGGTGTAGTTAATAATCAAGTAAATACGAATAGAGGATTTGCCGAGTCTAGAGCTAAGAACAAATGAGTTTACACAAACTTCTTGTTGATGTCATACCACAGAAAGTTCTTGATAAAAAGAACGCTAAGAATCAGTGGGAGTATGGATGGGACCCAGAGTATGACATTGTAATTATTTCAAAGGATGGCACACTTGGTGAGATATATGAAATTCAAAATCTGAGAATTGGACTTCCTAAAGTTCCCAATAAAATAGATTACAAAAGTAACAAATGGCAATATACAGAACTGCCTAAAGAACTTTCTCGTATCAAGACAATCTTCGACTGGAACCGAAGGGACAATTCTTTTAAAACACAATGGGTTGACTTTATTGAACAAGAATTTGATCGACGTGAGTTAGGTTATTGGTTCATTAACAATGGCGTAAAGACTTATATTACAGGAAGTCATTATATGTATTTACAATGGACAAAGACGGATGTTGGTAAGCCAGACTTTCGTGAGTCAAACAGAATATTTTATTTATTCTGGGAAGCCTGCAAGGCAGATGCAAGATGCTTTGGGATGTGCTACTTAAAGAACCGTCGTTCAGGATTTTCTTTTATGTCTTCATCGGAAGCTGTAAATATTGCTACACTTGCAAAAGATGCACGTATTGGTATGGTGTCTAAGACAGGACCCGATGCTAAGAAAATGTTTACCGATAAGGTTGTTCCAATTGCTAACAACTACCCGTTCTTCTTTCAGCCCGTGCGTGATGGTATGACTACACCAAAGACTGAGCTTGCCTTCCGTGTACCTGCTTCTAAGATTACACGCAAGAATATGGACCAAGAGCAAGAAGAAGATATTGATGGGCTAGATACATCTATTGACTGGCGAAATACAGCTGATAATAGTTACGATGGGGAGAAGCTTAGATTCTTAATTGAGGACGAGGCTGCCAAGTTAGAGAAACCAATGAACATCGAGAATGGGTGGCGTATTCGTAAGACTTGCCTCCGCTTAGGTGCAAGGATTATTGGTAAGTGCATGATGGGTTCGACATCCAATTCATTAGATAAAGGTGGAGAAAATTATAAAAGACTATATGAAGATTCTGATGTTAGAAAACGCAACAAAAATGGTCAAACTTTATCGGGTTTGTATTCATTATTTATTGAGATGGGGTATAATTTTGAGGGATATATTGATGAGTACGGCCACGCTGTATTAGAGACTCCCGAGAAGCCAGTTCGTTCAGCTGAAGGAACATGGATTACTCAAGGGGTTATTGAGTATTGGAACAATGAAGTTTCATCCTTAAAGTCAAACCCCGATGCGCTTAATGAATTCTATAGACAGTTCCCTAGAACAGAGTCTCACGCTTTCCGTGATGAGACTAAGTCATCTATTTATAACTTAACTAAATTATATCAACAGATAGATTACAACGATGGCATGATAGCTGATCGTGTACTAACGAGAGGGTTCTTTCATTGGAAAAATGGTGAGAAGGACACAGAGGTTATTTGGACACCCGACAAGGCAGGTCGGTTCATCGTGTCCTGGATTCCAGATATTGCAATGCGTAATAACTATATAACTAAAAATGGAATTAAATACCCTCTTAATGAACACGTTGGTGCGTTTGGATGTGACCCTTATGATATTTCGGGTGCTACATTTGGTGGTTCAAACGGTGCTCTTCATGGCCTTACTAAGTTTAATATGGCGAATGCTCCGTCAAATGCGTTCTTTCTAGAGTACGTTGCTCGTCCACAGACAGCAGAGATATTCTTTGAAGAGGTGCTGATGGCCTGTGTATTCTACGGAATGCCAATACTTGCAGAGAATAACAAGGCTCGCTTACTGTACCACTTTAAGAATAGAGGGTATCGTGGATTCTCCATGAATAGACCCGACAAGCATAAGGCTAAGTTGTCATTTACTGAGATAGAGATTGGTGGTATACCGTCGTCTAGCGAAGATATGAAGCAAGCACATGCTGCAGGTATCGGTACTTACATTGAGAAATATGTAGGGTATGATTTAGAGGCTACTTACCGAAACCCAGATGAGATAGGTAACATGCCATTCAACAGAACTCTTTTAGACTGGTCTAAATTTAACGTGAACGACAGAACAAAGTTTGATGCTTCGATTAGTTCGGGTTTAGCGATTATGGCAAATCAAAAGCATATTTATATGCCCGAGAAAAAAG